CGTTTGTTTCATTTGACACAACGGAACTGCTCTCCGATGGCATCTGTGCGGACAGTGTTGAGTTCCTGAGACCGTGAGCCAGGATGGATGCTCTAAGTGCTTCCCAATCATAATTAAGTTTATGTGATACGATATCGTCTACATCTTTCTTATATGTATCGATTGGAAGAATACCATCAGCATACTTAGTACGGTCGAAATAACCGCACTTTTTCTTCTCGATAGCAAGTTGATTAGATGCCTTGAGAAGATAATATTGGAATGCCTCAGTCAAATCATGCACTAAAAGTGCTGCCGCTTTATCAGAATACTTAGCCTGATGACGAGCCAACCAGTGTGCTAAACCAATGTATCCAATGCCCAGTGAGCGGCGATTCTTGGTGGATTGTCTGGCAGCCTCAACAGGATACCTCTGATAGTCAATCAACTCATCCAGCGCCCTTACAGATAGGTCACAGAGCTCTTCTAGGTCATCAAGGTGTTTAATCTTTCCAACGTTGATAGCAGAGAGAATACACAAAGCAATTTCACCTTCTGAATCATTGATATGTTGCAGTGGTTTTGTGGGCAATGTAATCTCTTGACAGAGGTTACTCATCGAAATCTTATCTTTAAAAGATGAATGCGTATTACAATGGTCAATATTCATAATATAGATACGACCAGTCTCTGCTCTCTCTTTTAAAAGATCAAGAATTAATTCTTGGGCGTTGATTGTTTTGCGGGGGATAGAATCGTCTGACTCATATTGGCAGTATAAATCATCAAAACCACTGGTCCCAAAATTCTCATAAAGGTTAGGAACATCATGAGGTGAAAAAAGCGAGATGGTTTGATTTTGAATAAACCTCTCATAAAACAACTTGCTGATTTGAATTGAGTAATCAAGTTTACGAACACGGTTATCTTCTGTTCCCTTATTGTTTTTTAATACTAAGATGTCTTCGATTTCCCTGTGCCAGATTGGGAAGTGGACTGTCGCGCTTCCGCCTCGTATGCCATTTTGCGTACAGCAACGGACAGTTGCTTCAAACTTTTTGAGAAACGGTATAACTCCAGTGTGAGCCACTTCACCCCCTCGTATTTTGCTGTTGAGAGCACGGATGCGACCTGCGTTGATGCCGATGCCCGCCCTTTGTGCAACGTATCTGCCAATAGCCATATCACTGCTAAAGATACTATCGAGGGTGTCATCGCTATCAACAAGGACACAGCTAGCAAATTGTCTAAGCGGAGTCCGCACTCCTGCAAGGACGGGAGTTGGCACGTTGATTTTGTGTTTGCTGATTGCGTCATAGTATTTCCTCACATATGACAATCTGGTTTCTGTAGGATATGCAGCAAAGATGGTGGCTGATGCCAACATATAAGCGTATTGTGGTGTCTCAAAGACACTTCCAGTGCTTCTATCTTGCACCAGATATTTATCTACAACCTGACGAAGGCCAGCATATGTAAACATATAGTCTCGGTCATGGTCAATAAAACTATTAATTTTATCCCATTCTTCGTCAGTATACTTGCCAGATAATTCTTTATCATAGACACCAATACGAGTGCCTTGATACAGATGGTCTCCTATTGTTGGAAAGCCGTGCTTCCAATCATCTCCAAAGACTTGCTTATATAGAGAGAACAAAAGGAGACGAGCAGCAACAAACTGATAATTTGGAGCGTCAAGCTCAATGAGGTCACTAGCTGACCTGATAAGAATTTCTTGAATTTCTTGTGTTGTAATGCCATCATAAAATTGAATACCAGATTGTATTTCTACTTGTGAAGGTGAGACGCCAGCAAGACCGCCACACGCACATTCTACCATGTTATGAATTTTATCAAGGTTAAGTGATTCTGTAGATCCGTCACGCTTTTTAACTTTGATGCCGTTGCTCATATTTTCTTCCAGAGATTAAATTTTACTTGTGCTTCTAAACCAGAATAAGTGTTGCACTTTACCACAGATTCTACATCATGCCCAGCAAGAAACATATCATTGATATCTTTCTCTTTGATATTGCTAGGCCAAATAACTACCTTATTGTTTTGTCGTATGGTTTTGTCAATACGCTGTACGATTTGTTTGTTTCTTGGTTCGTTGTCGTAAACAAATGTGTAATCAGGAAAGAGTATCCTGTCAAGTACAACATCAGCGCCACACATCGCCAATCCATTAGACAAGAAAAGAGAGTCGAACGGACCCTCTGTAACGTAGATGTTTTCATTTTTGTTTATACGATCAAGTCCAAATAGTTTAGGGTATTGTTTATCCAGGATGGTAGTGATATAGCGAAGAGTTGCATTCTTATTAAGAGACCTTGCTTGATATCCAAATACATTTCCATCCTCTGAAATTAGTGGGAGTATAATTCTTGATTCTTTAATTGTGTTTCCATTATTCTCCCAAGCGTTAAAATCCTCTGCGTAGTAGAAGTTTGAGAAATGAATCTCTGGTATCTTTCGATTGAGCAGATATTGTTTTGCTGGGTGTGTAATATTTAGGTCTGAGAGTTTTGGAAGAGAATCAAAAATTGTTTTTTTGATTACAATTTTTTCAAACTCTGGTTTTTTAAATTCAAATGTAGGATTTGGCACACGACGACCTTTGCCAGTTGTCCCCTCCTTATATCTCTCAAGGAGATACTGGTCATATAAACCTGCACTATGGTCTTGTAAAAATTTTGCCAAACTTTTAGTTACACCACAGTTATGGCACTTATAGACATAACTATCTTTATATTCAAATAGATATCCACGCGACTTATTCTTTCTTTTTTGAGAATCACCGCAATAGGGGCACCTAAAATTATATAAAGATTTTTTCTTTTGAGTAAAATTATCAAGTTGCGGTGAAATCAAACCAATATACTTGGTATCAATATAACTCATTTCAGTTGTTCGGTAGTCGCTCCTCCTACTGTAGCACCTGTTTTTCCTGTTGTCAAGAGGTTTCCGAAAAATGTTGCAGACCCAATTACAACGATTGCTGCAGTAGCAACACCCATTGTTAACCAACGAAACTTAGAAAGGTCTTCAACTTTCTGCTCAAGTTTTGCTAACTTATTATTAATACCTTTAATTAATTCTAGGATTGCAGCATCTGCTTTATCAGATTGCTCTAATCTATTTTCGTGGCGCTCTAGTATAAGGGCAACTGCTTGGTTACCCTCACTGATTTTATCAACTGCTCTCTCAAGTTTGTCAAGCATCTCCTTGGAGAGGTCTTCATATATTTGAAACTTGGCTTCTAAAACTTCTATGTCCTTTCCAACTCCAAACATATTCTTTCCTTATCAGACGTTGCGAATAGCAAAGTCAAGAGCAGACTGATACGTTGAAGCATTTTTATTCAACAGATATTGGAACTGTTGCTTGTGGGTATCGTCTAGCTGAGCATAACAAGCAGCAATACGCTTTGCTGAAAAATTATCTAGGTTCTGGTAGCTGCCATCTGCAAATTGAATTTTAGCAAATGAACCTTCACCACTTGGGTTCAATTCAGAAGTTGCTACATCAAGAGCAACTTGAATTACATCAGTATTTTCCATAATTTGTTCACCAGTCATTTCAAAATCATCTTTCATATTTGAGAATTTTTTTGTTTGTGTTGATGCCTTCTTTTTAAAGTCAGCAAGACGTGCTTTCATCAGAACATCCATCTCTTTGGTTTTGCTCTGCATTTTCTTTTTAGCTTCATCGCGCTTCTTCTGAAGATCTTTTTGACGATTGAGCTTTTTCATTTGTCCAATCTGTTTCTGTGCTCTCTCAGTTTCAGAGGGCACCGCTTCAGAGATAATTTGTTCTTCTACTTGTTCTTTCATTTTTCTGCGTTGGATACGATTGAAGAGAGCACGGGCACCTTTGGTACGACCGTCAACCTTGTCTTGGTTTTTCTTTTTATATGTACGATGTTGCTTAGGATTGACCATTACAAATGCTGGTGGTAGTGATAAACTACTCCCATTTCCTGCGACCATTTCAGAGACAGATTTCATAGTAGGTTCAACTCTTTCAGACATTGTTCATTAATATCTTTATTTAGTGATGGAGGAAGTCTATCTAAAAACAGTAAAAATGATTTTAGAACTGGCCAATAATTATCTTCTATCTTAAAAAATAAAAGTGGTGTAGCAGCATCCCCAAATACATTATACAACAAAATGATGTGATTTAAAATAAGATGAGTTTTAAGTTCTCCCGCCGTTTCATATCTGCGGAAGAGTCTTTTAATATATTTAAACTTTTTCAAATCCTCTTCAAAGTCTTCATAAGTGACAGACTGAGGATTATCATAATGTTTAATAGCAAAAATAATCCAGTTGTCTGGAGTCAATTCATTGAAGATCATTGATTATCATGCATAGGTTAGCGAAGCACTGTTGGAGATAACTTCTTCAGTACCGCCAGCAGATGTAATCTTCACACGGAACTTGTAACCATCCCAAGTTGTTTTAGGAGCAGCAGTGAGTGTGAGAGTGTTTGTAGTAGCACCAGTAAACACGCCCGTATTGGTGATGTTCGTCCAAGCAGTTCCTGTTGGAGTTTGACGCTGCCACTGGAATAGCAGTGTTCCAGGAGTGCCAGTTGTAGAAGTGGTAACTGCAAAGGTTCCTGTGAATGGGTTAGCAGCACCAGTAACAGCAGCAGGTTGTGCAGTAATTGTTACAGCAGATGCTACATCAGCAGCGATAGTGTCATCTGCTTGAGTTTCGTTAGCATTAGTGTCTGGATTTGAAAGAGCAACCATTTTCTCTGCCTTATGGCGAGTATTTCCGTCTGCATCTGTATATGTAAAATATGACCACCAACCAGGACCGTCAATTCCACGGGTGCGGTTTTCATTTAGTGCTGCTTCTGTTTCATCAACAAAAACAATTGTTGGTGTGATTGACGAATTTGCAACACCAACCGCAGCTTTGGTTTTGTTGGCATTGCTATCAGTTCTTCCGTATAGAGACATCTAATTGCTCCAGTAAATGACTATATTTCCTAATTTTTATTTATAAAAAAAGGGGGTTTGTTCCCCCTCAAAAATTATGGTGTTAGATCTTTGCCACCTCTTGCCTTCAATTGTCCTTGGACTTGTAGAAGGATGAGTGAAAGAAGACCGTTTGATTTGACTTTTGGATTTGCTCCAAGTGCTTCAGAAACTGCAAAGAGAACCGTAGCAATTAAAGCTTGGTTGGCGAGGGCCCAGGCGACGAGTGCGGACATAAGAATAGATAGAACTCTACGAGCCTATTTATTCTTATTTTTCATTTTCCAAGCAGTAGCATATGCGATGGACTTTTCCTTGTCGGATAATTTGCCATCATCAGAATAACCTTTTTTAATATGCTTTACCATACGTTCATACTTAGCACCTGGGGGTGCTTTCTCTTGTAGCTCTGGATGAGGTGCGTATAAAGGACCTTTGTAGTCTCCAGCAAAACCTTCGTTGGTTGCTTTCGTCACCATACCCTTGACACCATCCTTTACGGTTGGCATTACTTCAACGGTAGATTTTTTCTTTTCACCTTTACGTTCCTTATCTTTACAGGAACGTTCCTTATCTTTACAGGAACACTCTTTACAAAACTGTTTATAGGATTTCACTTTTTGCCCTTCATCGCAAGGATCTTACCAATCTTCTTACGACGAGCATGGAGATAACTATCTGACTTATCCTTATCACCATCGTTATCGATGTCTCCATCTTCTTTACCAACTGGATCCAGCTTCTCGCCAATCACTTTGAACTTGACGTTATCCATTTCTCCAAGCTTCTCAAGTCTCTCTGAAATTTCGGACCAGAGTTGATTAGCAGTATCTACATCATATTCTTCTTTCTTGGCAGTCTTTGCTGCTTTCTTGAAGGCATCCTTTGCTGGATAATCTTCGTGTCCTGGTTTGGCAGGTGATTCTCCACGCTTGCGCTTGGCATGGATGTTAGCATACAAACCATTCTTTTCATCAAGCTCTTGCTCGCCATCCATTTCGTAACCAGCCTTCACACAGTTATTAACTTCTTTGCCGCCCTTCATCTTAGTGCCTGCTTTTCTATATCCCTTCCAGCATGACTTAAATCCATTGTCATCCTTACCATCCATTTTTTCAATGATGATAACTTCACCATCTTCCATGACTACTTCATAAGTAGTGCCTACCAATTCATTTGGCATTAACTCTTCTTTACGATTTTGTTTTGAAGAATTGCAATCTGCATCTCCATGGACAGGACAGTTTGTGCCAGCGCCTGTGTGGTTGCATTTTTCTTCATTCATCATGCCGTAAGAAGTACTTCCTGTCATCCCAGCAAGAGATCTTTCAATCAGCATCTTAGAAAAGTCATCATTGAAATATGGTTTCATTTTTCTATCTGTCGTTTATTCTTATTTATAAATGTCTTAACTGCGTCTTTTGCCGCTTCTTCTTTTTCTTTAAAACAAAGACAATCTGGCGAGCATTCAACAATATCTTTTACCCACGTGCGAAACATTTTGCCTTCTTCTGTCACAGCAATAACATAGTTAACACCACGCCTATGAATCTTACCAACTTCCCCATCAGAATTTTTAACCCAGTCACCCTCAGCAAATACTTTGCCAAGCATGTAGGACTTCTGTTGTGATTGTTGTAAGATGTCTTTCAGTGATTTCATACTGCCATTCCTAGTGCGTCTTGCATGTTGTTTGCGTAATTTTTACTTCTAAGTGCAATCCACTTCTTATATTGTCTAAAGTTTACTGCGCTAATATATGAGTATTTCAATTTAACTTCATCGCCCACAGTTTCTCTACTTGTCATAGCATATGCCACTTGATTTTTTGTGAGCACTTGGTCATAAAACATTTTATAAAAATTTAGTTTTGTTTGTCCTTCTTTCTTTGATGTTTCAACCAGCACTCTCTCGCAAAGTAAAGCAAGATTGTTTACAGAGAAGGGATACTTACCACCATTCTTTTTAGAAGCTTCTTCTTGCGATAAAGATACTGCTTCCATTAATTTCTTTTTCTTTCCTACTTCATCGTAAATATTAAGTGCTAGTAATTTTTTAACTCTCATCAACAAATCCAAATCTTTTGAAAGGATATCATCAAACGGGTCGTAGTTTGCTTTCAATGTGCTCATTTTTTTATCCGTTTTTTTAAGCAAATCAATAAAATCAGATACAGTGAATCCTTTCAAATCCAAAACACGATTTAAATCTTGTCTTACTGTAGATGCTTTTGGTCCAGTTAAAAGACGCAATAATCCTTTAATAGGATACATTGTCAATCTACCAGAATATTTTTGTTTATAGTTTAAAGCAGATGAAGCAATAATATATTGTCCCAATTGATTATTTTTAGCAAGTGAATATTTAATATTATTAAACCATTGTAGCACTTCTCTTTCGTTTGCGAAAGCTGTAGTAAATTTAACTGTAGCAGTAGAAGACCCCCTGACTTTTGACTTAACACTTATCTGTAATGGATTCTCCTTATTACCATTTACTGCTACAAAATAATCAACCAATGCTTCGTTTGCTGCCTCGGGGATTTTAACTTCAACAGTCTTCACTGTTTCTCCATCTGGCAATCCTAGTGTTTGTTTTAATCCTGCATTATTTGCTTTCAATAAAATACATAACTTCAATGCTGACAGTATTTCAAAAAATTCGGACGATAAATCTGCTGCTATACCTACCTTATCCTTCAAGGATTTATTGGTGTATGCATCAGCAATAATATCTTTATATGATTGTTTTAATGAATTACTCTGTGATGGAAAATCATTACCATTAACAAAAGTTATAACGTTATGATATAATGCTTCTGGTGTTAACCAAACATCTACAATTTTTGGTTTGACATGCTTTGGTTTAAGTGATGCAAGTGCCTTTGCATTGTTATCTGCACCAGCATATTTAAGAGAGAAGTTTAAATTGATGGTCGTATACTTAGTAACTTTATTTCCCTTCTTATCTAATCCAGGATAGCTGTGTAGCATTCTAACAAACAGTGTAGGATTCTTACCTCCATCTTCTGTCTTTAATTCTACGTTTGTAATACCAATGGCATTCTTCAAATCATTTCTTTTATTGATGAAAGAAATCATTTCGTTAATAAAGTTTGCTCTTGGTGTTCTAAAATACAAATCACAATACTCTGGGTCTCCTTTGTCGCAACTGATTTTATATTTTAATGAAATAGACCTACCACCTTCAAATTTTTTATTGACTTCTAATATAGAAGTTGCATCTGTTATACCCTCACCACCCTCAATTTTATATTCAAATCCAGTAACTTCCCCATAGTGACTATTGAATGCATTCGCAGCAGCTACACGAATCATTCTATGAATTCGTCTAAACTTCAATGCCACAATATCCATGTCTATAAAATTAGAAACATCTTGTGTTTCTTTTCTTAAATTAAATTGTGCCACTAGGACATTCCTCCCAATACTGCTTGATAATACATTGTCTTAAACTGACTGTTATTTTTGACATTGTTTGGCAATCCACTTTCAAACGTTGCCATATCTCCTTCAACAATTGCCTTTCTCATTTTGCTTGCTGACATACCAGATACATCATCTGCATCTGGGTCACGTTGTCCAGCACTCTTAATCTCAACAGTATTCATATTGTAATCTTTACCGTTGTATTGTTTGATGAATTGGAATGCAGGCACACGGTCTGACCCAACCACAAAGATAGCATCAGTATATCCTTTGTCTTCTAACCACTTCAATGCTTTCAAAGCATCCTTTACGTCAGTATCAAAGATGATTTGGTCAGAATGAGATGTAAACATCTCTTTCATAAGATATACCTTTTGCTCTGCAGTCAAAGGATTTTTGCCTTTCTTGTCAGTGGTATGACTAGAAAAAACAAAGTAGTCGTTGCCAGCAGCAAACTCCTTAACCTTATTTATAAGCAGCTCATGACCCGTTGTAGGAGGATTGAAGCGACCGAAAGTAAAAGCAGCAACCTTAGCACCCGCAGTGGTAGGAGGACGCCATGACTTTTCAAGCGTGAAGTTAGCACGAGAGAATTCTAATCTATCAACAATCTTCACCGCCTTACCATCAACGATAGCAACGAATCCCTCAGGTTTCGTCACTACAAAGTTGTCACCGTTACGCAGGAATACTTTGGTATCGCTAAGACCAGCGAGTTTATTGTTGATGAGATTCTTGGCGTTGGTGAAAGAGTTGTAGATGACAACAAATGCCTTGAATGCACGTTGGTTTGCTTCAAGGAATTGTAAACCAGATGCTAACTTGTCACGGTATTCATTCTTAGATTTCTCTGACTTCAAGCTATCAACTTTTTCTACAAGAGATTTTTTAAATGCTTTTTCAAATCCCTCCAGGAATTTATTGACGTTGGCAATCTTCTGCCCTTCCTTCACATAGCTGTTGGTAAAACGCTTCATCGTATAACCAAGCGTGAATTGCTTGGTTGCTTCATGTGCCACCATCTCAATGAAAGGTTTAGCAACAGAAGCGTTACGGTCTGCTACAGCGATGACAGATTTGAGAATGCGCTCTTCAGCAGCAGTCAATCCAGAATTGGCACTGATGTTATCCATCGTCGCAGATGCCAGAAAGACATTGCGAGTGGATTTTAAATTGAATTGACTGACACCGAAACCAGCATTCATATTATTCAGTGGACCAGTGCCACTGTAATAAGTATGAAACACTGCACCAACTTTAGCAGTATTAACTGCCTTACCCAATTTGCTATCAGCAGCCCAAGCATACGTCAGCGTGTTAGGAGTAGCAGTATGGTAACGCTCACCATCAATCGTCTTCGTTGCTACATCTTCATCCGTGAAGAGAAGGTCACCTTGAATCACTCCCTTGATATTCAACTCAGGGAAATACTTCAGGCAATACTTCAGCTTCTTAGCGAGGTCAGGGATTTCGCCGTGATTCTTTTCAATGTCTTCGTCAGTGAAAT